CTATGCGCAGCAAGTATGCCCAGGGCAGGGGCTGGGGCTACTGATGATCGGTGTCGGTAGAGCAGCGCGCGTTGTCGGCACGGCTACGGTCACGGATGCGTGGCGTACCGATGCCGATACGCAGTTCGCGCAGTGGGCTTCCGTGTCGAAATACGACCCGGGGGTCAACGAGGGCGCAGCTGTCTACGACACCAAGCACTACTACACCCGTTTTCTGGCTGATACGGCTGGGACGTTCGACTTCTACGTGCAGTTGAGTGGCCCAGCTACGGGTAGAGAGCGTATTCGGTGGTCAATCGACGGCGCAGACACCGATTTTGTCGAGTTTGACCAGACGCGAGTCAACGACAGCGGCGTTTTGGAGCTCGCGCCGACGAAAGGGCGCGATCAGGTGCGTTTCCGAGCCACGATCAAGGAGCGCAACGGCTGGTTCCACCCCCGTCGCATGGTTTTGACGCTCGATAGCGCCGATCAGTGCGAGCTTGTCGACGGTCCGACGACTCTGGTGCTCATTATCTACAGCCGCAAGGACCCGCCGCGCATCACGCTGACCGGCGGCCCGTTGACGATGGGTGTCGGTGGCACGGACGACTGTGACTTCAACGTGGTGGACAGCACTGGTGCTGCCTACACCATGGCCAACCTGATTGACCCCATTACGGTGTACTTCCGTGTTTACCAGACTTCTGACACCTGGAAGACGCCTCTGCCCGACGTTATCCGCATTGACGGCGACCCAGAAACGGACCCGCGCGATCAGAAGGTCACGTTCACCTCTGCGAGCCCTGCGACGCAGAATGTTACGTTCATTGCGTACAGCGGCAGCGGCAGCTACACGCTGGAAGCGCTCATTGAGCGCGGGTCGCTGAAGTACGCGGCCGAGCAGTTCGACGCGGACACCGGCATCAAGAACCTGACTGGGTACTACGTCCACCGCGACGAGAACCAGTGGTGCTTTAGCAACGACTTCGCCCGCCTGCGGCAGGACAACTACGGTCTATACGACAAAGACGGATGGCACCCCGGTTACCCGACTGGCTATGGATTTGGCGGGCATACCACGACGACCGACGCACAGGATTTCGTACGTTTCGAGACCCAGAGTGCTGTGACTCCAGTGACGGACCCGATCACGGGGAACTCGATGGAGTGGTGGGTCAACACGGCCCAAGTCACCGCTGGGCCCAGCTATACAAGACAGCTCTTTACCGTGCAGTACTGCGGTGGGCCATGGATCGGTCACGTCCCCCCCGGCGCTGGTGAGAACTTTGTGCGTGCTGCGTATCGCTTTGAGCCGTTTAAGAGCGAGGACGCGGACCACCAGCACGAGGTGATGAGCGTTGGCTACCGCGCGCGTCAGGTGGCGCGTAGCAGCAGCGTGCAGTTCAGGGCGCGGAACGTGGTCGGCGCTAACGGTCACGGCACGTTTGGCCCTCAGGACCAGCCCTACATTGCGTGGACACAGAACACCGTTGGTGTTGCAGGCGATTCGATCACCATCACCGACTACGAGGGCACATCTGCCACCTTTACCGCAGGTGCGGAATACGCAGTCGGCTCTACTGCGGACGACACTGCGCAAAACATCGTAGACGCCGTTAACGGGTCGTCTCTCAAAGTAATTGCTCTAAAGGCCGGGTCGACTGTTGCCGTTAAGCAGGGCGAGGTAAACGGCACGCACCCCGGAGTACCGGCATACAACGCTTCTGGCGACCATACAGACCGCCTAGCCGCCACAGGTGGTGGCTTCGATTCGCGAGTGACCTTTCTAACGTCCAAGAGGTTCGTTTCTACGGCTATTGTAGACGCCTCTGGCAACGACTGCCGACCGACTGCTGTCGGCGGTACGACCGGCGAGTACTACTACGACTCCGAGACCGGCACCGAGCTGTGGTTCTGGTCGATGAAGAACATGTGGGGTCGTCAGCTGAACGCGACCGTGTCCGGCATTCTGACCAACAGCGCCCCCGAGCGCCTGACGCACTCGGCGTGGAACATCTGGTACGGCGTGCGGCGCGACCCGATCTGGGGCTTGACGCTGTGGATGGTCAACTACGTGCCGGATGAACCCGCGGCTTTTAATCCGACCCTGGCGTACGACCATGAGCTGGTCTACCGCTACAACGACGGCGACGCGACTAACACCCGCTCGTTCAGCGCCTGGGGATACGACGGCACCCTGATTGACAGGACGCCCGCTGAGCCTGGGTGGCTGATCGAGAGCACTGAGACTGCGTACCAGCCGCTAGTGGATGACGGGTACGACACTGACGACTGCAAGGGCTGGGACTTTGCTGGACACAGCAAGTGCCTGATGGTGTTCAACCCGGTCTGGGTCAGCAACTTCGACGGCAGCGACGACATCGCGACGTTCAACAACGTCAAGACCAACAGCCTCGGCAACTTGATCCACAGCATCCAAATGCAGATCGACACTGAGGCTAACGTTGCCGGGTGGCCTGACTTCTTCCCTGCGCAGCTGTACAACTGGTGGAGCCCGCGCGGTAACTGCACGGCCTTCGACGACACCCGTCCAACCATTGCCATCACCGTCTAATGAGCCAGACAGTCAAAATCGACGTGACCGAGGGCAACGACGTCTGGTTCGCCCACCGGATCACGCTGCCCAACCAGCAGTACCTAGAGAACGCTGCTGCGGCTAAGTCAAACGGCACTGCGTTGGCGGGGGACATCATTACGGTAGACCTGATCCGTGACAGCGCAACCGGCTCGACGCGGCGCGTCAAGCGCATCGCGACGATCACCGACACGGCTGCAGTTGCCGACTACGTGTTCAACACGCTGCAGTACACCTTCTGGGACGGCTACGACGATATCGGCTACAACTTCCTGTTCCGCCTGACGGAGTCAGGCACGAACGGGGACGAGACGTGGAAGCTGGAGGGCGGCAACAACTACTACATTGAGTTTGCTGTCGCGACCCAGGACTACGGAACGATTCGCTGGGCCAACAAAATCTACGTCACGGGGCTCATTAGCCGATGAGTGAGGTCGTCCACAACTACACCCCTTACGGCGCTGCGCGTGAGTTGTGGACATTGGCGCCTGCCGAGCTGCTGCTCGAAGGCCCTGCAGGTACGGGTAAGACGCGCGCGCTGTTGGAGTGGATCAACTACCTATGCGAGGCGTACCCAGGCATCCGCGTTCTCATGCTTCGTCAAACAAGAGAGTCGCTGGCCGAATCAGTGCTAGTTACTTTCGAGCAGGAAGTATTGTGGCCTGGGCACCCCGCTATTCACGGCTCTGCAGGCCGGAACAACCGGCAGAACTACCACTACCCAAACGGTTCGCACATCGTGCTAGGCGGGCTCGACAAGCCGGAAAAGACCTTCTCGACGCAGTACGACGTCATCTCGGTCTTCGAGGCGCGTGAGATCGACCAGCACAGCTGGGAGTACCTGTCTCGTGCAAACCGTAACTTCGTGATGCCCTGGCAGATGCGCATCGCGGATACGAACCCCGCAGGCGAGTACCATTGGCTGAACCAGTACTTCCCGCAGGGCTTCCGTGAGGTGCCCGAACGGCACCAGAAGGACCAGAAGCTGCGGCTGCTCTCCCGTCACCAGGACAATCCTACCTACTGGGACCACGAGAAGGGCAAGTGGACTAAGCGCGGTGACGCCTACGTCAACGGCATCCTCGCTAACCTGCCGCACGGTGCTCGTCGAGCCAACCTCTACGAGGGCCGATGGGCCAGCGAGGAAGGCGTCATCTTCGAGGAGTGGGACCCGAGCATCCACATTATCGACAAGGAGGACGCGCCCGAGTTCAAGTGGTGCTTCGCCTCCTACGACAAAGGCCTGCGTCACCCGGGCTGCCTGCAAATCTGGGGCGTCAACGACGACCGGATGTACCGTATTGCGGAGATATACCGCACAAACGAGACGCAGGACTGGTGGGCAGAGCACGTGGTCAAGTACCACAAGAAGTACGACCTGCAAGCTCTGGTCTGTGACCCGAGCGAGCCTGAGTACATCAAGGTCTTCAATGACCGGTTGGGGCACGCACGGGGGCGGAACGGTAACCGTATCGCCCGGAAGGCGCGTAACGCCATTCGCACCGGTATCGACATGGTGCGGTGGGGTTTAAGCAAAGCCGACAACGGCCCCCGTATCTTCATCCTGCGCGACAGCCTTGTTGGTCGAGACAAGGACCGCGTAGAGAAGAAGAAGCCGTACTGCCTTGAAGACGAGATGGCTAGCTACATCTGGACCAAGAGTCGGGACGGCAAACCTGTGAAGGAGAGACCTGACCCGACGTGCAGTGACCACGCCATTGACTGCCTACGGTATGCGGCCATGTTCATGTGGAACCGTGACATGGCGGTCGAGGACAGCGGATGGGACTACCCTGACAACAGCTTCGGCAAACTGCTTAACCACAAGGAAGTGAAAGGAGTCCCCTATGTCGTTTAACGACCCCGAGAACGCGATGGAGGAGGTTAAGGCTGCGATCGAGTATCGCAACCGCCACCTCAAGTCGCTGAACGACCAAGTCCAGCGCTTCCACGGTCCGCACTACAAGAAGGACACGTACACGGTTGGCGAGGACTACGCGCCGGAGAACACGTACTACGAGTACGTGTCGTTGATGATCCCTAAGCTGATCTTCGACAACCCGCGCGTGCAGGTGAACAGCCGCAAGCCGGGACCGGTAAACGACGTGGCTACGGCTCTGCGTTACGGGCTCAACCGCTGGGTTCGTGACTGCGTGCTGCGTAAGCGCCTTGTCGAGCTGGCGACCGACATGCTGTTCAGCTACGGCGTTGCGGTCGTGCGCGAAGACGCTGCAAACACCAGCGGTGGCGCGATCAACCTGCCTGAGCAGGACGTTCAGAAGCCGAGCAAGACCATGTGGCCGGTGGTCGAGCGCGTCAGCCAAAAGCAGTTCATCATCGACCCGGGATGCAGCCGCCCCAGTGACGCGCTGTTCATGGGCCACGAGTATCGCCGCACCCGTAAGGAGCTGCTGGCGATGGCCGACAAGGAGCCGGGCTGGGACAAGGAATCTATCCGTGAGGCTGCGTCCTCTGACGTCGATCGCGACGAGGGCAGCCAGCGCAAGTACCCCGACCGTGACGAGATTGTCGTCTACGAGGTCTGGGTGCCGGACTACGAGATGGAGGAGAGCCCGGGACCCAAGATGGGCTTCCACGGCACCATCCTGACTCTAGCCAGCTGCGCGTCGCCTGAGGGGGCACAGCCCCTTGGCCGCTACCTGCGTAAGCCGCGCCCGTACTACGGTCCGCGCACGGGCCCGTACAGCATCTTCGGCGTCTACAAGGTGCCGGACAGCCCCATCCCCCTCAGCCCGCTGACGGCTGTGGAGGCTCAGATTGGCGACCTGAACCAGCACGTTCGGGCGGCCAGCAACAGCATGATGAAGCACAAGCGCATCGTGGGGGTCAACGACCCGCGCACCGCGCAGCTCGTCAAGGACACCGGTCACGATTACGTCGCGGTCGTTCCCTTCGAGGACGGTCGCGCAATGGTTCAGGAGTTTGAACTTGGCGGACAAACAGAACAGCAAGCCCGCTGGATCGCTACGTGCCGCGAGCGAGCAGACCGGGCACTCGGGATGGACGAAGCGCTGCGTGGAGCGGTATCTGGAGCTGGTACGGCAACGGAACACACCATCGCATCTGAGGCCGCAAATACACGTATTGCGTACATTAAGCAAGCGTTCTCGGACTCAGTGACTGCGGTGCTGGAGAAGGTTGCCTTCTACATGTACCACGACGACCGCATCGTCTTCCCCCTGGGGAGCGAGGTCGCACGGCAGATGGGGCTGCCGCCTGACGCTGCGCCCTACTTCGAGGGCGGTGGGCACGACGACGCCGAGGGCTACGGGTTCGAAGACCTTGAGCTTGAGATCGAGCCCTACAGCATGGAGCGTGCCTCCGAGGGTATGGCGCAAAAGCGCGCTATGGAGATGCACAGCCTGATCCTAAACACGCTGCCCGCCATGGCTCAGTACCCGGACTACCCGTGGCTGGACCACTTCCAGAAGATCGGCAACGCAATGAACGCTCCTGACCTGCCTGAGCTGGTGCGTCCTGAGCTGTTGGCGCGTCTGGCGCAGGATCTACAGCGCATGCAGCAGACTCAAGCTCAGGTGGCGCTGAAGAGCGCTACCCCGATGATGCAGGTCCAGTCTGGGCAGCCCGGCAAGCCTGTGCAGACATCGCAGCCGAGCAAGGAGCTGCCGAACGCTGGGCAGCAAATGAGTCGTGTTCTTGGCGCTATGCAACAGCAGGCGCCGACCGGTCCCCCGCAAGGAGGTACAAGTGGCGCGTAAGAAGAGTAAGGGCACTATGCCCAAGCGCTTCTCTGTCAAGAGTGGTGATAAGTCGAAGTCGGGTGGCCTGACTGCTAAGGGTGTGGCGCGTTACCGTGCAGCCAACCCCGGTAGCAAGCTCAAGACTGCGGTGACCACTAAGCCCAGCAAGCTCAAGAAGGGCAGCAAGGCTGCTAAGCGCCGGGCGTCGTTCTGCAGCCGCATGAGTGGCATGAAGAAGAAGCTCACCAGCTCGAAGACGGCGAGCAACCCGAATTCGCGGATCAACAAGGCCCTGAGGAAGTGGAACTGCTGATGGCGAACTCCGAGTACCGCAAGTACCACGCGAGCACCAGGGCTAAGAAGCAGCGTGCTCAGCGGAACCGCAACCGCCGCGAGATGGTCAAGGCCGGTCGCGCCCGCAAGGGCGACGGCATGGAGGTCGACCACAAGAAACCACTGTCCAAGGGTGGCTCCAACGGTAAGAAGAACCTGCGGATGGTCCCTAGGACAGTCAACCGGAAGAAACACACCAAGAGGAAAGCATGACCCGAGCTAGCTCGCGCATCATTGTGCGCAAAAATGACGCATTCGCTTCTAACCAGATGCCCCGCAACTGGAAGCATCACAAAGGCCAGTTTGATAAAAAAGGACGGCCCGTTTTCCGCAACATGGCAGAGGCTCACGAGTCCGCTCGCCGTGCTCGCGGCGAAGAGGGCGCGCAAGTCCACTACGACGAAATGTGATTAGAGAACTGAGGCACACATGACTGAAGAAGAGAACAAGATTGAGCAGATTGCCGAAGCGGTGCAGCCCCAAGAGGCGGCTCCCGCGCCGGAAACGTCTGAGTCGACCGGGGAGACGCCGGAGCAGCAGCAGGACAGGATCCTGATGGAGCTTGACGGAGAGCCCGATCCAGACGATCTTGTAGAGGCAGACGGCGCCCCGGAAGAGACTTCGGTGCTGGGGGGGGAACCCAGAGATGAAGAGGAGAGCGGGGCGCCGTCGCTCTCTGAAGAACACGAGCAGGCTATTGCCGTCCTCAAGCGGGATGGCTGGACGCCTGAAGACCTAGAAGCACTGCCTGCCGATCGGCTGCTCTCCATTGCGGAGCACAGGCGCAAGGTGCAGGCAGACGTAGACCGCAAGCTGCGAGAGCGGCAACAGCCAGAGCAAGCTGAAGAGACCGACAAGGACTCCGGGGAAAGCCAAGCAGAGCCCAACCCGGACCAACCCAGAGTCGCCAACCTCACCGAGCAGGCAACGGCAGTAGCTGACTATCTTGGTCTGGACGAGTCAGGCACTGAGCTGCTTGTCCAGTTTCAGCAGGCGGCAGTACAGCCGATGCAACAGCTGATCGACGAACAGCGTGCTGCACTCCAAGCTGTACAGCAACAGCTCCTTTTTACAGAGCTGGAGCGAGCCCGAGTAGCACTTGAGGACCGCTATCCCCAGGCCAGGGATACCGAAAGTGAGCGCTGGGGCAACGTCCTTGACCGCATGGGCAAGATGTGGAGCGATGGCTCTGATGTCCCCGCAATCAAGGCAATGGAGGATGCCATCCTGCTGGAGTTCCGCGACGAGTTGACTCAACAAGCTCGCGAGTCCAAAAGCCGGGTGACCAGCCTCCGCGACCATGGGCAACCGACCGCAAGGTCACGCCCCGAAGCTACTCCGGTTTACAGCACGCCGGAGGAGCGCGAAGACGCTGTGCTGAGAATTCTTGAAAGCAACGACCCGGACAAGTACGCCCGGGCACGTGCTATCGGTAAAGCAACTAACTAGGAGAAACGGTAATGGGCTCTGCGCTTACTACCTTCAACGACTTCATGGACAACACGGGTCCGTCCTTCCTCACGGGGGCGTCCGATATTGTCAACGAGGCCGTTAAGAACAACTACCTTCTGCGCCGCTTCATGCGGGGCAAGGGCCCCTCGGAGACCATCCAGGGCGGCTCTTCCATCAAGGACACGATCCTCTTCGACGAGTCCAACACCTTCCAGTACTACCAGCCGAACGAGACCTTCAGCTGGCAGAACCCGCAGGTGCTGGAGCAGTGGGAGATCAACTGGCGCTTCGCGGTCGACCACATGTCGTGGACCGATCACGAGATCGAGCTGAACGTTGGTGGTCAGGGCCGCAACGCCCGTCACACCACGTACAAGGAGATCAAGCGCTCGAAGGAGCAACGCCTGTGGACCTCGCTCTTCAACGGCATGGAGGACAGCATCTTCGCTGCCCCTAGCGCTACGGAGATGGAGGCTGACGCTGGTACGCGCCCCTACAGCCTGCCTTGCTTCATCACTGAAGGTGGTGCAATCCCCACCGGCTTCAGCGCGCTGCAAAAGCTGACCGACACCAAGTGGACTAACCAAACCGCTACGTACACGGGAAGTGACGTTCCGACTTTCCAGACCGCGATGTTCGAGGGCATGGACAACCTGTATCAGGATGTCAAGTTCATGCCGCCCCCGTCGCACCAAGAGTACTTCGAGAACCCGACCCTGAACGCGATGTACATCGCGTGCAGCAAGAGGGGCCTGACGTTCTACCAGCGCGCGCTGCGGGACTCTCAGGACACCTTCGTCACCGCTTCGCGTCAGGACCCCGCGTTCATGAAGCCGCAGTACGCTGGTCACGACCTTGAGTACGCTGCTGGCCTCGATGACATCGCTGTGTACGGAACCGGAACTGCTCAGGGCTCTGGCACCGAGACCACCTCTGTCGGCGGCTCGATTAAGGGCCCCCGCTACTACTTCATCAACGCGAACTACATGAAGTACGTGTTCCACACGACGCGCTACTTCTACACCCACTCGTCGATGAAGCACCCGAACCAGCCGTTCACCACGGTCATGCCCGTGGACTGCTGGCACAACTTCATCTGCCGTTCCCGTCAGCGTCAGGGCCTCCTGTCGCCGACTTCGAGCGTCACTGGCTTCTGATCCTTAGGAGGATACTGATATGGCTCTTCCCTCGATTGCAGGGCCCGGCATCGGGCTGCACCTGCGAACTGAAACGGTGCGCATGACGGCTCACGCGGCTCTGTCGCGTGGCAACATTGTGACCGTGGACATCACGACGCAAGACGCGGATACCCTGGTGTTCACCAAAACGGCTGCCTGGACGGCTGTCGCTGTCGGTGACCCTGAGGCTGACCAAGTCGAGACCGGCGTTGCCCTCATCGCGCTTGAGGACGTTGCGTCCGGCGCTATCGGCCTGTTTGCCATTGCGGGCATTGTGACCGCGATCGCGACTGAGGCCGTTGACCCTGGCGACGTCCTCGGCCCCGTTGCGGGTGATCTCAAGATTGGTCGCGCTGACGTCAACACCAAGGCCTGCGGCATTGCGCTGGAGACTGCGGCTGGTGACGGTGATCTCATCAAGATCATGTTCAGCGGTCTGTCTAGCATCGGCGTCGACGCCGCCTGATGTAACTAGGGGGCGGGCCAACGGGTCCGCCCCCGATACCACATAACATAGATGAGCTATCTCAACCCGAACGCCGGTCCCGACGAGTTTACTCAGGTCACTAAAGAGGTGTGCCGGGTTAAGACTGCGGGCACTAACACTGTTACCAAGGGCGACCTCGTGCCCATCCTCCCGTATGCGCCAGATCAGGATCTGTCTAAAGGTGGCTGGCGATTCGCTGTGTCTCCAGCAGCCAACCAAGGCGGCGAGCGCATCTGGGGCGTGGCACTGGAGGACGCTGGCAATAACGAATACTTTCGCTGCCAGATCGCTGGCGTCTGCAAAGTCAACGCCGTTGGCAAGCTAAGTGACGCCGTTACGCCGTCGTCGAACGGAGCTGGACTGGTCCAGGGAACTGCTCTGACGTGCGACATGTCTGGCAGCATTACGTCTAGCACGGCGGCATACGAGGCCGTGACTGATGACGCAATTTTGTGTGTCGTGCTGTATGGCGCACAGGACATCGTTGCGCAAAACGCTACTGGGCAGACCACCGTGCTTCTTGCTGGTCCTACGTTCCCGCACCGCTCTCTGTAATGGCACTCACCGCTAAGGAAGCGCTGGATCACGTCCGGCACGCGCTCAGCGCAGACAAGATGCCGTCCCTTGGCGGGCTGCGCATCCTGAACGACGCTGGCGAGTACCTTGTGAACATGCACCCTTGGCGGTGGCTGGAAGGGGAGCAGGTTCGCCTCAGCCTGCTCCCTGACCAGCCTTACGTCTGGCTGCCTGAGAACGTGCACAGCGTGAACGCGCTGGTGGCCACGGACACCGTGAACGCCAACGTGACGTTTACGACGGCAGCAGAGTTGGCTCGCAGGCGCGCGTCAGTCATCAACACGTCGTTTCACTACTGGGCTGCGCTGGTGTACGCCAAGCGCGGCACCAAGAAGCGGTACAACTTCGAGTTCACGGGCGGCCACACTGGCGCGGCGCCGATGACTATTAGCGACTCAAGTCGCGTAGTCACATTCCGGTTCGACGCTGGCACCTCGACGGACACCGTCAGGTACAACTGCGGCTTTGCAGGTGACCAGGCGAAAACAGCTCAGCGGCTCGTCAAGGCCATCAACGACGCTGGCATGGGATGCTACGCAGAGTACGACACTGACCTTGGGCTCGGAGGGTTTTGGGTCGAGTCGAGGTTTGAAGGCCTGGACGACAGCGATCACTTCTCTATCGACTATGCTGGTATTCCAAACCTCGGCCCCGTCGAAGTGACGAACGCCACGCACAAGGGCGCGTACCGTCCGCGACTGGACCTGTGGCCAACCCCGGGCACGTACGAGAAGAACGCCTTCACGGCGTACTACCGACGCGGCTGGGATCCGGTGCGCAGCGACGACGACGGGATCACCATCCCGAGCTTTGTCGAGCCGCTGTACATCAACCTCGTGCGTAACGTCGCTCTGGGATACGAGCGTGACGCCGAGGGCGACGTAGCCATGCGCTTGGGCAACGTGCGAAACAGCACCCTGTTCAACGACACCCGGCGCAGAGACAGCATGACCCAGAGCAACTTTGGGCCGCTGCAGAACGGTGCCGCTGTGTACGACTACGGTCTCAACGACCAGATGTGGAACTTCGACCAGACCGGGGGACCGCTCTGATGGCGATTCGCGACGGGCGTAGGCAGCAGAACGTAGACCTCCAGTACCCGTACGAGGGGCTAAGTGAGACGTACGCGTTCAGCGACCAGCCTGTCGGTACCACCAGAGACGAGCGCAACATGCGCAGCTTCGACCCCACCACGGGTCGTATGCGCGGTACGCAGCGCTCCGGCATCGAGCTGATGACTGGAGACGCCCCGGCCAACGGGTTCAGCAAGATCAGCTCGCTGGTCAGCGTCCAGCGCGAGGTCAACCCGTACAGCTGGTCGGTTCTGGCTACGGCGCAGAACGAGGCGACCATCGGGTTCGACCGTGAGCACCTGACCGATGGTCTGTCGAACTGCATCGACCTGCGGCGCGATACGTTTGACACGTACTGGGCACTCGCCGATGGTGGTGAGGTCGTCAAGCTGAACAGCGACGGCGGCGTGGTCAAGCGCATCGACGTGACGGCTGACGACGTCAATGAGCTGTACCCGCGACGCTTAGCCGTCGATGACTACGGCAACTTCTTTGTAGCCAGCGGCCAGATCAGTGGGCACGCGACGATCGACAACGAGCGCGCATGGGTTAAAGGTTACGAGCTACAGGCGGATGGCGAGTACAAGCTTGCTTGGACGATCAAGCCGGACTTCCATGTGCTCGACCTGCAGACGTATGGGCGAGACCTGTACGTCTTTGGCATCCACTTCCACCACAACGAGTCTCAGTGCCGTTGGGAGTTCCGGCGTTACGCAGAGTACGTGTTCGACGAGGAGCCTGAGGCTGAACCGAACAGCACGTGGACGAAGAACTACCACACTGGCAACGACTACCACTGGACGGTCAATCCGTACTTTGTCGGCAGCATGGCCATTCGCGGTGATGGCGACGCCTACGTGTGCGGTTCAGTGGTGAACCAAGAGTCTGGCGACGACAACTTTGCGAAGTACTGGATGATGGCGCGGCTGTCACCAATTAGTACTGACGCCGCTAACGAGCAGTGGTTTCAAGAGGCCGAATACACAAGCGTTAACGCAGACGACCACGGCTGGGGCCTGTCTGTGCGCGTGGCAGAGGACAAGGCGACCGATGGCTCGTACGTGCTGCTCTGCTGTGGCGGCACGAGCAACAGCGCTGGGCAGGATCACGTCAGCGTCTGGTCAGAGGTGGGCAACACGCCGACCAAGAAAGCCGGGCTGAGCTTCGACAACGGAGTCGTCTGCCAAGGGTGGGCGATCAACGCAGCCCCCGGTGCAGAGCGCATCCGCACCGCCATCGACGAGAACGGCAACTTCTACGTGCCGTACCACGGGACGGACGCCAACAGCGTCTACAACGGCAAGAACTTGCTGATCTTCCAGTGGCAGGAGGGCCCGTCGTGGACAATGACGCTGACGCGTTCGGAGACGGACTCGGACCTGGGCCTCATCCAGACCTCGGTCAACTGCGTAGCTGTCCCGATCGCTGTCCCCGACTACAACGGCGGCTCGCAGACCTACGTGGATCGTGTTGTGACCGGCGGCACGCCGCAAACGAGCACCGAACCTAACGACAGCGTGTGCATCGCGCTGCTGGCTACGGCCAAAGTTAGCGCCAGCCTGCCTGTTCGCGAGGTGCGCAACGTCGCTACCTGTGGCGGGAACTGGTACGAGTACACCTCTAGCGGCTACACGCTGCTCAACGACGGTAGCGCTCCTATTAGCTACAACGCCGACGCGCCGTACATTAGCTCAACTACGGCGTCTGGCATCGCTGTGTTCAGCGACGGCTCGCGGTACTACTACTACAACCCCAAGGACCGGGTCATCACCAAGATGCGCTCGCAGTCCAACGGGTACATCCCTCCGCGCTGTCGGCTGGTGTCGTTCTGGCGTGGGCGTCTGGTGCTGGCCCGCAGCGACGAGACTCCCGGGGCTTGGCACATGAGCCGCGTCGGAAAGCCGTTTGACTGGGACGAGTTCCCGCCTATCCCCGATGCCGGGGCAGCGGTGAGCAACGTCACCTCGAAGGCTGGCTTGTGCCCTGACAGCATCAACACGATTGTCCCGTACAAGGACGACGTGCTCTGGTTCGGCTGTGACCGCAGTATCTACCAAATGTCCGGTGACCCCGGCGCTGGTGGCAGCTTCGACCTTGTGAGCGACGAGATTGGCATGTCATTCGGCAAGCCGTGGTGCAAGGACGACGCTGGTCGGCTGTGGTTCTTCGGCTCCAAGGGTGGCCTGTACACGATGGCGCCCGGCACTGGCCTGCAGGACGTCAGCCTCGGGCGCGTGCGCAAGCGCATGCAGAACATCGACCTTGAGACGCACTACGTCGAGCTGGTCTACAACTTCATCGACGACGGCGTGCACGTGTTCGTTATGCCGTTCGCTAACCCCGGCATCATCGTCGACCACTACTTCTACAGCAAGCGGACCAACTCGTTCCACGTGGACCGCTTTGGCCGCAACACAGGCGATGGCATCCAGCCGACAGCAGCCATGATCGTAGACGGCGACAGCCCTGCTGATCGAGTCATGCACATCGGCTGCGAGGATGGGCGCATTCGCAAGTGGGGTCAGACCGAGTCCAGCGAGGTGCCTAAGGGTGACCGCGTGCTGTCGAACAAGTACCTGCCTATCGACAGCTACGTCCTGATGGGCCCGATCGCGCCGAACAGGGACATGGACGTCCACGCTGTTGGCTCGCTGACCGTCGTGCTGGCTCCGAACTACAGCGGCTGCAACTACGAGTTCTACGAGACCGACAACGCGGCCAAGCTAGGCGACCCCCTGGAGTCTGGGGAGTTGCAGGCTGGACGTAACGGCACGCACATGGTGCGGGTCAGTGGCGACAGCATTTACCTGATGCTGCGCAACGCCCGTGAGCAGGAGACGTGGAGCTACGAGAAGGGGCAGGTCCACGTGAGCTACGCCGGGGGTATCCGAGCGTGAGCTTTGTCCCGCGCGAAGAGCGGGCACGCCGGTCGCGTCAGGCTCAGTTCGCTAACGGGCAGCGACCCGGTGGTAGCGATGTAGACCCCAGGCAGCGTCGCTCGTCTGAGGCGGAGCTGCAGACCAGCCAGCGCGTCGGTGATGGTCAGGAGGTCGACGCCAATGGTCGTGCGCAGGTGCGCAAGGACAACACAATCACGGTCGACAGCCGCAACCGGCACGCTGTTGTGCCTGACAACCTGCGGTTTGTGACGCCTACTGACGGCACACAGGCAGCTAACAAGGACTATGTGGACGCTGCGCTAGCGGACCTCACGATTTTAGGCGACAGCGAGTACGTAGCCGAGAACAGTACGGTGCAAGGCACGTCTGCCGTAACGGTGTGGACATCAGCTGGGGCGTCTGTGTTGTCGTCATTTAACAACGTTGTGTCGCCAACGAACGCTTCAGCGGTATACGCCATTCTGACGCATACTGGCACTGGCGATACGTCGATACAACTCGCTCCGGGCTACTACTATGAGGTTGATACCTCGCTTCGCTGCTACAACGCAGGCTTTGAAATTGGGCTTGCCTACAGCCCAAGCATTAGCGCGACTAGCTGGAACAGCGACATCAGGACAATCCGGTTTGGCGGCGCTGGCACGGATCTGACGACCTACGCCATACTTGACAACACCGCAGGCTCGTACACGTACATTACGCCTCGGTTCAGGCGGTTTGCATCTGGCACAACCCAGCTGTCGTCGATGCGCCTGCGCATCCGAAGGCTCGTGCCGCATTACAAGGGCGCATACGAGGCTCTGCCGTTGCCCCCTCCGGTGGCCGCACCTGTGGCCGAGTTTGAGGGCGACCCGCTGTCAATCGCCGCCGGAGGTAACGTGCAGTTTGCTAACCTGTCTACGGGGCACGTGCATACCTTCCTGTGGGATTTTGGCGATGGCACTAGCGGGCCTCTTAACGCGCAGGAGAACCCTCTCAAGACCTACGCCCTAGCGGGCACCTACACCGTGTCGCTGACCGTTACTGGCGACGGCGGCAGCGACACCGAAACCAAGACCTCTTACATCACGGTGACATAAATGGTTGACCCCAGTCTTATCGGCCTCGGGATGAACGTCGTGAGCGGCGTCCTGGGCTTTGGCGGTGCCCGCAAGGCGCGCAAGAAGCAGGAGCGGTTCGTCAAGCAAATGATGGCCGACCGCGCCGCGCGCATCGCAGAGGCTAAGGGTCAGTACGCTAAGTCGCGCCGTGGCCTGATGGCGGAGAACCGAGCTGCTATGAACGCGGCCATCGCCGGGGCTCCGACGGCCCTAGGTGCGTCGCTGATGCAGGGGTCAACGTCTGCCAACTACATGCGGAGCATCTACGCTGACGCGCAGCGCAGGGCAGCTGAGATTGGGCGGCAGACCGCTGCTGGCATGGCTGACCTGTCTATGCTGAGCCCGTATGATGTGGTCGACCCGAGCACGATTGGGCAGAGCGCTGGCGCCGAGGCCCAGGCTTTGTCTGGCCTGATTGGCAGCTTCGGCAAGTTTGCAGGAGGACTGATGGCGAGTGGCAACCCCTTTACCGCGCAGGCGCGGCAGGGAGAGACCCTGTACGGGCCCGGTTACGGCAAGGCGGTGACCCCAGTCACTGCGTCTAACTTTGGGTCTAACTTGCCGAGCGGCATCCCCTACGCGCCCGGAGGCATGCCCGGACTGCCTAGCGCGTCTCTGCCGCCGCCAGTGACTCAAAACTCGTACGTCCCCGGCCTCGGCAGCATGGCCCAGCAGAACTACTGATATGGCACGCGTAGGAATTAGCAGGACGCCCGTCAAGATGGACACGGGCGCAACTAACTTCATGGCAGGCATGGCCCAGGTCCAGGCCATGCAGCAGGCGCAGGAAGCGCACGAGCAGCAGCTGCAGCAGAACGAGGTCAAGATGACCTTGGCCCAGGCTGACAATGAGCGTGCTGACCGCGCCATGAAGATCAAGGAGCAGGAGGCGTACCAGAAGTCGGTAGCCTTTGACGCAGACGTAGCTACTGGTCGAGCGAGGGTTAGCACGTGGAACGGTAAGGACCGGCCATCGTGGGCCTCAGCGCAGCTAGGCGCGAAGTATGACAGTCTCAGCTCGCTGCACAGCAGCATCCGAAGCAAGCAACGTAAGGGCGTCGACGCGAGCGCCGACATTCTGGCCTTTCAGGCCATGATGCCGGAGTACGACCAGCAGTATCAAGCTGAGGTCGGCCAGCGCAGGCTGAGCAATGAAATTGGGGCGCTGGAGACAATCTACGAGCGCACTGGATTGGAGCCTGACAATGAGGTCATGGCCCTGATTGGCGAAGTGCAATCAAACACGGCTGGCCTTGGGTACACCTCAGCTCAGCTGTCGCCGGATCAGCGGGCGAAAGTTTCTGAAGAGCTAGCAAGGGCGCGCAAGTTTGCGGAGGAGTTCGACGTGCGCCTAGGCCTCAAGACAGACCTGGATTCCATGCGCGAGATCGTTACGTCGCTGCGCGCGGGCAGAGCGATCCCTGGTATGGACATCCCGCAGGAGGTCATTACTGAGCTGCAGAAAATCCGTCTGCAGGGGGGCGAGTACGACGACGATGAGGGGCTTGGCTTTCAAGTCAGCCCGACTCTGTACGAGCTAGTGCAGCTGCTAGACAGCACATCAAACAACGCAATAGATGCTTGGGATCCCGAGCAAGATATTGCTGGTTTGCAGGACAAGCTGCAGCAAGCTAAGGGCCTGCTAGATATTGTCGGCAGCGCACCAGCACTCAAGTACACCGACATGCAAAAGCAGGTGTCGATGAAGCTAGAGCAGGAACGCACTAACCTTCTTACTCGGACCTCAACCGCTGGTCGGGTTCGTAGTGGACGTGAGGCCATTAGGGCCGATCTGATTAAAGCCGCTGGAGGCAATGACTCTGCGGTGACTATGCGCATGAGTCCGTACGACCGATGGCAGCAACTACATGATAATCGCACGTCGTCTACGAAGTTCGACCTTGACTACGACAACGACGACGAATACATGACGGCTTGGTCGGCAGTTACACAGCGGGCCGAGCTTACCGGACTGCCTGTAGAGGATGCGGCTGTTCAGCTAAACGCTGAGTGGCACGCTGCAGATCAGGTGCGACAACGGCATGCGGAGCTGGATAGGAAGCTACGTCGAGGCCAGAAAGACCGTGGCGAGTCAGGATACTGGCAGTCCCTTGTGGACGACGTGCTCGCAAGCGAGCGGCAGCTGGAGGGCAAGTACTCAAGCTCGAACGCGTACTTTGACCGCATCGTCAACAACGACGGTCACCACGATAGAGTCTCCACCGCGTACATTCCTGCGTATAACAAAGAGGCGCTGCAGCAGGAGATATCAGACGCTGAGATTAACGTCAGTTTTCTGTCGAACCCGTTTAGCGTAGATACGGGCCAAATTCCGGTCAGGGATTACACCATGGACCCGGCCGCAGCGATGAAGCGCGTCAGGATTCGCATGCTGCACGAGTCGGGCACGTGGGAGATGGGGGAAGACTACCAAGCGTCAAAAGCACTAGGCGACGCGTTGGAGGCTGTCGGCATCGACCGTGCTGAGTACTTTGGCCTGACGACCGGCGCTATGTCGGACGGCTTTTTCCACGGGACGTTCTTGGACAACCCGGACATCCCGCTGGAGTTTGAAAACAAGGGCTTTAGCGACTACGCGCGCAAGTACCCGAAGAAGGCTGCTGAGCTTGCGCACGCGCTGCAGGTCGGAGCAGAGCAGTACAAAAAGTCCAAGCAGACCAGTAAAAAGACTAGACCAGCCACTAAGGCGAGTGCTCCTGCGGCGAGTGCCCCCGCGGCTATTGCGCCTGCGACGCAGCCGCGCAGCACTGGGCCCGAAAACGCTCCGGTGAGCATGGACCGGTATCTTGGTGAAGCTCCTACGAGCCAGCAAGAGGAGTACGCTAAGTCAATGCGCGGAGACGTAGCCCGTCGCGCTTTGAGTGGCGACATACCTAGTGACGCGATGCTGACGAGCCCTAGTGGTAGAGACCAAGGGGATCTGCCTGCTGAGCCGCGCGATGCAATGCCGCGTAGGGTAGAGGCGTTTGAGTTGGCTGATCTCGGAGGCGACTATGGGCCGGGTCAACGCGTCGACGCAAGCTCGATTTATGCCGACTCCTCACGTACGCAGGTCGGTCGAGCCTCGGAGGATCCGATCTATGCGACGGCGCAGAGAAACGCCAACCGTTATGATAAGGCTAAGGTCGAGACCATGATCGCCGACCTAATGGATAGGCGTCGAAAATCTGGCGACGGTAAACTTAGCCGTAAAGACGCCGCGATGCTTGCTGCGCTGATCGAGCGTCAACGAAAGTTACAAGGTCGACAAACACGCAGGCCTAGGCGGCGTGACTAACCATGACGGATCAAGGCTTTGATTTTGGCGCTCTCAATCGACAGCTAACGAACCCGAACACGCAGAAAGCTCTGCGTAAGCAGCTGGAAAGCACATCAGACCAGCTGGTTAGGTCTCGTCTAGAAACGAAGATTCAAGAGCTGGACCCACTTGGCTTTGCTGAGGGGTACGGAAGGACAATGACCGGCGAGGAGCGTAACCTCGCCGACTACACTCCGTTTCTCAGCTCTGCAAGGCAGGCCGCAAGCCTTGAAAGGCTAGAGGCTGCCATGGATCGTTTGTCTCGTAAGGAGGGCAACGACGCCGATAGGGAGGTAGTAAGGCGCTTCTATGACGAGCAGACCAAACCCAAGACCTTTGGGTACGAGGTTGGGCGTATTGCTGCAGAGGCGATTCCGTTTGCTGGCGAGTTCTTTCTGACGCGTGGCGCATTCGGCAAGCTAGCGAAGGTCGGTGCAACAGCCAAGCAGGCGAGCCTCCTGGGCAAGGCCCGGACCCTGATGGCTGGCATGGCGCAGCCGTTTCAGCGGTATGGCAAGTACGCCAAGGAGATCGCGACCAAGAGGCCTGTGCTGGGCAACACGCTGCTGGCTCTGGGCTACGAGGCGCCCAAGCAGTACGTCGGCCAGACGGTGATCGGCGAAACGCTAGGAGGTAGCCGTACCCGTGCTTCGGCGTACACCAACTACATTGCTAACCGTTACGGCCTCCAAGCCAAGGGCGACTATGGCGTAGCCGTGCGCGTGGCTGACGACAGCTACGGCATGTGGACGAACGCACTGCCTGCGGCTGTGCTGGACAACTACATCGAGCTGTTTAGCGAGGCTATGGGCGAGGCGCTGGTACACCTGCCCGCTGCACTGAAGCTCACGCTGATGGGCGACGTCGGCGAAGCTGCCCGCAGGGGCGCCATGAAGGAGGTGGCCAACAACCGCCTGCTGAGCTTCCTTGGTCTGAGCCCGGACCCGCGTTACACGAAGCTGTGGAGTGACTTCGGCTTCCAGGGCCTTGTGCCTGAGCTGGGCGAAGAGTTCGTCGGTGCCATGACGCGTGACGTTGTGCACCAAGTGGCGCCGCAGCTAGCTGAAGGCGGCAACACCCAGCACCTGATCGAGAACCTGCCTGCTGTCGCGCTGGGCATGGGCCTCGGCATGTTCGGCCCCGCGTCTGTGTCCAGCGGCCTTGCCCGCATGGACTACTACGTGGCCACGGCGGACATGGACAAGGAGACCCTTGAGAAGGTCAAGGCGCTGAAGAAGTACGCCGAGGCTGAGGGTCTGCAGGTCATGGGGCGTGACCTAATCCAGATCGCCAAGATCATCGACGCGGGCCCGACTGCTGCTGGCAGTGGAGCGCTTGCGGCAGACGAGTTCATTCGCGGCAAGTGGATGAACAGCGAGAGGGTCAGGAACGACGCCCTCGGCCGCATCGGCAGGCGGGCAGAGCAGAACCGCGAGCGTCCCGACACGTCGATGGAGGCGGTCGAGGAGGAGATGCTGGCCATGCTGCAGGAGGCCATGAGTCTCCCGTTCGAGTCGCAGAGCCAGATGGGTGACCGCAGCCCCATGCTGGAGCGCCTCAAGGAGCTGGAGATCATCAACGCGGAGGAGGCGACCGACCTTGAGCGCCGGTTCAACGCGCGTCTCGCCAAGCTGCGCAAGGCCTTTGACGAGGGCAAGCTGGCCGATGTGGCTGAGCTGGCTGGCGATACCGAGGCTAAGTCCATGCTGGCTGAGATGGAGTCGCGTGGC